GGCTGGACCAGGGCGGCCGAATGGCTTATGGTAAATACTTATTTAGAAAGTAATAAAGATGCTGATAATATTTACCTTTATTTTTTGCTACTCGATCAGCATACCAACAAGCTCTATTTATTTTGCCGCACCAGATTTGTGACGCCATACAGATCTCATCCATTGATGCTTCTGGATTATTCATTATTTTATCTAGGTCGGCTTTATCACTCATATCCAGCCATATGTCGTTAATATACATCTTCATAGTAAATACTCCTATGAGGCCGCGATGATGTTGGGATTGATAACAAAGTCTGATTGTTCAACTGATTGAGTACTCGCCTTGGTGCGCTTGTACTTGAGTCCGATGATAACCTTGCCAGCATTTAGATTGATGAGGTCCGATTGGTCGCCATCAATCACGGGTCGGCCTAGGAATCTATAGTTCGGGTTCGTTGGTAGTTCAGTGAACACGACACTAATAGGCGCGTCAGTTTTTAGTGCGCGTTTAACTTGTGGCTGGTATGCCTTGGTGCCAGAGTAACTAAACATCAACCGATAATTATCTGGCGTTTTATCTAATCGCTGCGCCAGTTTAGTGTAATCATAAAAGCTTATGTTCGGGAATGCTTGGGGTATGTCGTGGCGTTCCCATTGTATGTCACTTAAAACATTCAACCGGACCACTGGCTGCACGTTGGTTTTATTGCAAAGCTTTTCAAAGTTGGCCAGCTCATTGCGCAGTTGTGTTAGGAATTCTGATTGGCTTGCATGCCAGTAGTCCGTCTTACGTTGGCGACCCTGCGCGACATTGTCGAACCGACCGAAACCGGATTCTTTCAAGCATAGATTTTTACATCCTGCCTTCACGCACCATGGGCAGATAATCTCATCCGGCATAAGCGATAGACTCGCCATCCTGATATTGTCCGCTTTCTTTTCCGTCTTTCTTATCTTGGTGTTACTTGTTCCCGTATCTAATAATTTCATCGTGCTATTCCTTTTTTTGTAGAGTGTTTATTGTATCAAATTCCTGGGGCATTTACTAACGTCAAGGCATAGGTATATAGGTGCGATACTTGCGGCCTTAAGCTTGCGGCCTTGCGTTTTTTATTTATGCTTGCGGCCTTGCGCGGATCCGGGGTCCGGGACCAGGCTCCGGGTCCCTGGATTCCAGGCAAAAAAAAGGGGAGCTCTCGCTCCCCCTGGTTGATTACCTCCAGTAGCCGTTCAGTTATTCAAAGCAAGTATCTTTGTGATCTAGTCCGGCCTCTAGCTCGGCTTTGAAATCAAAAGAAAATTGATCGGGGGCGTAGCGTTTACAAAGCGAGTAGATCAGTTCGATCTCGACATCTGTTAATGCTACGTTTTTATCCTTCCTGCTGATCCTTGATCCATCTGACCCTTTTTTTGTTGTGACTTCCTGCAAATGATTTTCCCATTGTGCTTTCATTTATTGTGCTCCTAGGTTTGGGGGGGATCACTCCCCCCGGTTGGTTACTTAACCATCTTGTTTAATTCTGCCTTGACCCGCCGGGCAGTGTCGCCGCGCCAGGTACTGGCATTCGCCAGAAAGTATAGGATCACACTGTGCCCGCTATCGGCACAGAATGAATCGTTCACACTGGTAAGAGAGTACATCGTGTCCAGATAGGGGCGCGCATATACACTGACCTTTTTCCAATCCGAGTCCACTTCTCTCGCTATCGTGCTAATTGATCTTGTATCACTCATGATATTTTCCTTTTTAAGGTGGGGGGCAATGCCCCCCGTTAAGTTTTACTCTGCATCAATTAGCGGCACAAAGTGAATGTCTTTGCCCAACTTATTGAATCTGACTATCGTAAGGTTCGATTGCTTATCAGTGTATCTCCCGAACCTTTCCAGTTCCTTGATAAACTTTGTCCCCCATATCCCCTCTATGATGAATCGCTGGTGATCAGATAACAGTGTGAAAGCTTCATGACATTTTTCTACCGCGTACGAGATATCATATGCGCCATCAACTTCATTTAATCCGAGCTTAATCAACTGTTCCTTATACGTTCGTTTACTCATGTTACTTTCCTTTTTAATCCCGCTTGAATTAGCAGGGGAAAGCGGGACCGCGTCCCGCTCTACTCTGCTAACTGCTAAACTCGTTTGATGTTACTGATCACGATTGTTCCCGCTCTAGGTTTAGACTCCGGCGACCGCCACTTGGCGGAAGCACTTAGGCCGCGATAGGTGAAAAACATACAATCACCGTCTCGCTCGAATTCTAATCCTTTTGTAATGATCCGATCTTTTCGTAAAACAATTTGACTATCTCTCATGTCGAGTGAGGGCCGCGCCGCTTCCTTGAATCTTTTCTGATAACTGGCAACGATCTTGGTTGCTGCTACAACTTCAGGGTCGGTTGTTATCTTAAGCGCCTTGTAATAAGCGCCGGCTGTATTCTTTTTAGTAAGTGACATCATTTTGCTTTTCCTTTTTTCCTTATCATGTATTGATAAGATGTGTCGATCATACCAATAATATAACGCTAACGCAATACATCTAACTACTGTTAATTTATACAGTACTCTTTTGATAAACAGTCTTATCCTTTGATCGGGTATTCCCAAGGCAACAATGCCCTAAACTTTTTCGGGTCCCCTAGGGGCCAGGTCTTGAATTTTTGAGATCTTAATAATGAAAGAGGGGGAACCCCCCCTTTGAGTTGTGAAATTATATATATATATATAATATCATTTCACGCATACAATCCTGTGGGAAAACCATTTTGAGCACTCTTGCGCATATTCCCGAATCGGATATGAAAGAGATCCTTATGTTGAAGGATCGCCTCGCCATGCTGGAGTCTAAGGACAAGTGCAAAGAATCCTTTATGGAGTACGTCAGATACATCTGGGACGGCTTTATTGAGGGAGAACACCACCGCCTTATCGCAGACAAGCTCACAGAGGTCGCTGAGGGCAAGTGTAAGCGGTTAATTGTCAACATGCCCCCCAGGCATACCAAGTCCGAATTCGCCTCTGTACACTTCCCATCGTGGATTATGGGGCTAAAACCTGACATGAAGATCATGCAGACCACACACACTGCAGATTTGTCTGTACGTTTTGGTCGAAAGGTCAGGAACCTTATGGACACTGACGAGTATAAGCGGATATTTGATAAGGTTTCTTTGGCTCCTGACTCAAAATCTGCCGGAAGGTGGGAGACATCGGCGGGGGGGGAATATTTTGCAGCGGGTGTAGGTGGAGCCATCACGGGGCGGGGTGCAGATTTATTAATTATCGATGACCCCCATTCTGAGCAGGACGCATTATCCTTAAATGCCATGGAGGGGGCCTATGAGTGGTATACCTCTGGTCCCAGGCAGCGTCTTCAGCCAGGCGGGGCGATTGTTATTGTCATGACGAGGTGGTCAACCATTGATTTGACCGGCAAGTTATTGAATAGGCAGGCCGAAGATCATGCAGATAACTGGGAGGTGATCGAATTGCCTGCTATTTTCGAGGATTCCGGCAATGTGTTGTGGCCTGAGTTCTGGAAGAAGGAGGAATTAGAGTCTGTTAAGGCTTCGATCCCGATATCGAAGTGGAATGCCCAGTACCAGCAGAACCCTACTTCGGAAGAGGGCGCTATTATTAAGCGCGAATGGTGGAATATCTGGACTAAGGATGAGCCACCTGCCTGTCATTACATTATTCAGTCCTATGATACGGCGTTTTCCAAGAAGGAAACGGCGGATTACAGTGCGATCACGACCTGGGGGGTATTTGATCCGGGTGATGGTATGGCTGATGCGATTATGTTGTTGAATGCGGAGCGTGGTCGGTGGGATTTTCCTGAGTTAAAGACGGTTGCTTATAACACCTATCAGGAGTATAAGCCTGATATGGTCTTGATTGAGTCTCAGGCGAGTGGTACACCACTGACGCAGGAGCTTAGGATGATGGGGATACCGGTTGTTAATTATCGTCCCAGCCGAGGCAATGACAAGATGACTCGGGTGCATTCTGCGAGTCCGGTATTTGAATCTGGACTTGTGTGGGCTCCTGACTTTATGTTTGCGGATGAGGTCATTGAGGAGTGTGCGTCTTTCCCTTTCGGAGAGCACGATGATTATGTAGACTCTATGACGCAAGCTATACTAAGATTCAGGCAGGGTAACTTCATATCGCTTCATTCTGACGAGGTTGAAGAGGAAGTTTCTCGCAAGCGAATTGCGTATTATTAAGAATTAAATTGCATATTATTAATTAAAGGACCATGGCCATGGCAATTGTTAAACTAGTAAAAGCAGTCGGCAAAAAATTAAGGAACAAGCTTAAAGAAAAAGAAAGAAAAGAAAGTAGTAATCCAAGAAAACCACCCGAAGATCCTTCTCCGGGTCAAAGTGCTTTTAGCAATCCCGAAAATTTAAAAACTGCAACTGGACAGCCAAATAAAAGAAAGCCTCGCACCAAGACTCAGACAGAGTCAACCAAAGCCAGAAGAATGGCTGATAAAAAAGCTACTGCTAAAGCCGCAAATGTAGAAACTGGCAAAAAAGTTCTGAAAGGCACAGCACTTGTAGGCGCAGGTGCAATCGGAGGCTATGCAGCTGGAAAATCTGAAGATTCAGATAAGCCAAAAACTGACAAGCCTAAAAGAACAAACCAGCAACTAGATGCTTTTGTTAGGGAAAGCAACAAAAGAAGATCAAAAAATAAAACGCAGCCAGAAAAACTTAAAGAACAACTTAAAGCCGAATCTTCAGGAGATAGGGTTAAGCGATCAAATCCTCCGAAAAGAGCCACTGTTACTGGCAAAAAAGACAACATGGCTAGTCGGAACATTTCCAACGAGGGTAAGAAGCAAGCTAATGTAACCCGCGAGCAATTAGAAAAACTTGGCCTTGATCCGAAAAAGAAAAGCAGTTTAACCATCTACCTTAACGCTTATGACAGGTTAAACCGTAGACCTAAGACCAAAGCCGATCTTGTTGCTAAAAAGAACATGGGTGGCATGATGAAGTCTAAAGGCTACGCTATGGGTGGCATGATGAAGTCTAAAGGTTCTGCGAAAGGCGGAAATATGGGCGGAAAGATGGCATCTGGCTACAAGAAAGGAGGAGTGGCCAAGAAGAACATGGGCGGCATGATGAAGAAGAAAGCTCCTTCTCGCTCTACAGGTTATATGAATGGCGGCATGGCGACTAAAACTTCTGCTCGAGGCAAGCCTAAAGGATGTGGCGCAGCAACTGGTGGCTACGGTAGGGCAATGCGTTAAATGAGTCTCTACGAGAACATCAGGAAGCGCAGAAATTCCGGCAAACCGATGAGAAAGAAAGGTGACAAGGGCGCACCGACAGATGTTGATTTCAAGAATGCTGAAAAAACAGCAAAGAAAAATCCTGTTAAAAAAGCCAAAGGCGGCATGGTGACCAAGTGGCAAACCAAGTGGGGATAACTACACATGGCCATTGAACGCGGCGTTGATGATGCTGACAAGTTTGATCTTGATATTGAGGACAATTCAAAAGAGATTGAAATAAATCTCGACTCTGATCTTGATGATATTGGCGGCATAGACGATATCTTTGGCAATATGGACGACGATCAGAACGAAATCCTTGCAGATGGCACCATGCTGGTGGGCGTTCCGCCTGAACCTATGATGGATCAGGGCGGGGATTTCTTTGAAAATCTTGCAGAAGTTATTGATGATGGTGATCTTGGCCGCATTTATTCTGATTGCATTGCTGATTTTCAAGATGACAAGTCTTCTCGCAAAGAGTGGGAAGAGCAGTACCGTGAGGGTCTTGAATTCCTTGGCATGAAGTTTGAGGAAAGGACAGAGCCCTTTAATGGCGCGTCAGGCATTATTCATCCGCTACTGGCAGAGTCTGTCACCCAGTTTCAAGCACAAGCCTACAAAGAACTCTTACCTTCCGGCGGTCCTGTCAAGACGCAGGTAGTGGGCATGATGAGTCCTAACCTGGATCTTCAGGCAGCAAGAGTTCAGGAGTTCATGAATTACCAGATCACTCAGGTAATGAAAGAATATGATCCTGAAACAGACCAATTGCTTTTCTATCTTCCCTTGTCGGGCAGTGCCTTTAGAAAGGTGCATTTCGATCAGGCGCTGGATCGCCCGGTATCAAGATTTATTCCTTCTGAAAAGCTGGTTGTACCTTATGGTGCTTCTAGTTTGGAGAGCGCCACAAGAATTACTCACATCATTGATATGTCGCACAATGATGTTAAAAAATTACAGCAATCAGGTTTTTATAAAAAATCAGACATAAATTACAGCTCAAATCCTTCGTACAGTGATGATGGAGTCAATGAGGAAATTGATGAGCTTCAAGGCGTTAAGCCTTCTGGTGGCTCAGGATCTGATGAGTGCGAAATACTTGAGATGCATATTGATCTGGATCTTCCAGGCTTTGAAGATCTTGATGAGGAAGGTGAAGAAACTGGCATTAAGCTGCCGTATATCCTTACCTTGCTGCCCAAACAGTCTACAGTTTTATCTATTCGCAGAAACTACACTCAAGAAGATGTTTTACGAAAAAGAATAGATTACTTTGTTCATTACAAGTTTCTGCCCGGATTAGGTTTCTACGGCTTTGGCTTGACGCATATGATTGGTGGTTTATCGAGAGGTGCTACCTCGATACTCAGGCAACTGATTGATGCAGGCACATTAGCCAACCTGCCTGGTGGATTTAAAGCCAGAGGCATTAGGATCAGAGATGATGATGTGCCTATTCAGCCAGGTGAGTTTAGGGATATGGACGCACCCGGCGGGTCTTTACGGGATGCGTTAATGCCGCTGCCGTTTAAAGAGCCCAGCGCCACGATGGTAACGCTGTTGGGTATGTTGGTTGATGCGGGTAGGCGATTTGCATCAATTGGAGATATGCAGGTTGGTGATGGCAATGCAGAAGCGCCTGTAGGCACGACTGTTGCGTTACTTGAGCGCGGTAGTCGCGTAATGAGTGCAATCCACAAGCGATTGCATTACTCGCAGCGAATAGAATTCAACCTGTTAGCAGGATTATTCAGGGATTATCTGCCACCGCAGTATCCGTATATGACTGCCAATGGTGATCAAAGCGTTAAGCAGTCTGACTTTGATGATCGCATTGATGTTGTCCCGGTCAGCGACCCCAACATTTTCTCTATGAGTCAGCGCGTTATGATGGCTCAGGAAATGTTAAGGATGGTACAATCAAATCCTGAAATTCATGGTCCGGTGGGGATATACAATGCGTATAAGCGTATGTATGAAGCAATGGGTGTGCAGCAGGTCGATCAGATTCTGCCACCACCACCACCCCCGCCGCAGCCACAACCTATTGCAGCGGCTATAGAGAATGCGGGATTTGCAGCCATACAGCCTGCAACGCCTTTCCCGGATCAGGATCATCAAGCGCATATTGCAATACATATGGCGTTTTACAATTCCGTTATTTGCCAAACAAATCCGCAGATTCAGGGTATGGTGCAAGCGCATGTCTATGCTCACATTGACATGATAGCCAGGCAGCAGGCACAGCAAGACCCTGAGATCATGCAGATGCAACAACAGATGCAACAGATGCAACAGATGCAACCACCTATGCAGGGAATGCAGGGAATGCCTCCTCAAGGAATGCCTCCGCAGGGTATGGCTCCTCCTCAGGGAATGCCTCCGGGAGCGCCCCCACAACAGAATCCGATGATGCAGCAAATGAACTCAATGCTTGAAGCAAAGGTTGCTCAGATTACTGCACAGCTAGTGTCTCAGATTGCCCCTGCATTTGAGGCCAAACAGGATGAAGATCCTTTGATAGATCTAAGGCGAGAAGAGTTGGGTATTAAGTCTGCAGATGTTCAGCGTAAGACAGAAGAAGCTGACAAGAGATTTGGGTTAGATAAAGATCGTATAGATACCCAGAAAGAGTTGGCCGAAGAAAGAATAGATACTCAGATTGATATTGCAGAAATGAAAGATCAAATTGCGCAGGATAGGTTGGATTTGCAAGAAAAAGTGCAAATGGGTAACCTTGCGGAAAAGATGACCAAAAACATGAACGACACTTTTCGGAGATAGGTAATGGCTAACAAGGTAGAGAAAGACGGATTTACAATCAAAGGCCAAGGTAAGGTTAGCTACGGAAAAACAAAGATTGAAAAGACAGATGCTTCTTCTAAGCCAGGCATGGGCAAAGGTAAATCCCGTGGTGGTGGCGCAGCCCTTCGTGGCACCAAGTTTGAAGGGATATACTAATAATTCATAATCATTAGTAGAATCTATTTAATGGCAAAAGACGCAAGATTAAAAAGAATTGGTGTTAGTGGCTACAATAAGCCTAAAAGAACACCTAATCATCCGACTAAAAGTCACGTTGTTGTGGCTAAGTGCGAGGATGGTAGTGTAAAAACTATTCGTTTTGGTCAACAGGGTGTTAGCGGCGCAGGGAAAAAGCCTCAATCTGCTAAAGACAAAGCTAGAAGAAAGTCTTTTAAGGCCAGACATGCTAAGAATATTGCAAAGGGCAAGTGTTCTGCGGCTTATTGGTCTAATAGGGTTAAATGGTAGGGGGTTAAATGGCTGCAGGAATGAAGCATTACAAGCGTGACGGTACTTTATACAAAGGCAATACGCATAAAATGGGTAATGGTAGTTTGCATTCTGGAAAAACACATGGAAAAAAGTCAGTAAAGCTGTACCATTTTAAGGATCTTTCAAAAACATCTCAAAAAAAAGCCAAAAAATAAATAAAGCCTAGGCGCACCAAACGAGCCAAGATAAGGAGGCATTATGCCAAGAGTAGGAAATCAACACTTTCCGTATACAGAAGCGGGTTATGCCGCCGCTGCTAGGGCTAAAAAAGCCAGGGGATATCAAACTGGCGGCTCAGTTATGCCTTATGGCAAATCATCTCCGATTAGCATCTCTAGTGGAGGTGGGATTAATCCCAACAACATGTTCACAGACCCAAATCATCCTCTCTATGGTAGGTTCCAGGGCGACACAGCGGCATCCTTCAGGGATCAGTTAGAAAAGATCATGAAGAATAGACCGACAGCTCCTCGACCCCCTAGACAAGAGGGCGTAGACAGATACCTGCCTGAGGATCCGCGCCAAAGAAATTTCCCACCATACATCCCTGGACAAGGGGGCGATTATTACCCCCAGCCTTTGCCTCCTCGCTCTTATGGCGATGACATGAGAAACATTCCTTTCATCCCTGGTGGTGGAGATGCCACTGGGCAGAACCCTCCTCGCTCTTATGGCGATGACATGAGAAACATTCCTTACATCCCTGGTGGTGGAGATGCCACGTTGCGGAATATATTGAGGAAGCATGGGCAGAACCCTCCGCCTTCAAAAAGCGGTGGTATTTTTGGGGGGCAGTATGTAGATGACCCCGAGCTAAATAGGCTTTACAACCAATTGAAAATGACAATTGCTTCGGGTGGCGGAGTTATAATGCAAACTCCAGAGGAGTCTGCTGCTTCTTCTCAAGCACAAAGACAATTAGAACAACAGATTATTGCGGCAGGTGGCAAGCCATATCAGTATTTTACAAGATTGCCACATGGGGGTTTTACAGAAGGAAGAGGTCCAAGACCCGGATACGACCCAATGACGGGATCGTATCCAGACAATATAAATCAAAGACCCCCTGCTATACCTGATCTTCCTAGACCAGAACTTCCCGATCTTTTTGGCACAAAACCAAGGAAAATGCCACCCGTGGCACAACCACCAATGTACGACACCACACCTGAATACAAAACTGAGGAGCCTTTTACCTTTAATAGAGAAGTGACCAACAGTTGTTTTGTCGCTGGTACGCCTATTGATATGGCGGATGGTAGCTCTAAAAACATTGAAGACATTATCGTTGACGATGAAGTTAATACTCAGGATGGCTCACTAGATACAGTTACTTTTGTTCATGATATTCCTGAAGCTTTAAGAACGCTTGTTACGATTAATGACAGGATTACCTGTACCGATTCTCATCCTTTCTTAACAGAAGATGGTTGGAAGTCTTGTAACCCAGAAGCTTCTAAACCGACTTACGAAGAATACGATATTGAGATCGGTCAACTAACAGTTGGTGATAATCTCGTTACTGTTAATGGTCCAGAAGAAGTTACTGAGCTAATCAGCAGAGAAGAGCTTGCAAAGGTTTATAACTTTACGACTGATAAAACACACACTTATTTAGTCGATGGTGTTGTTGCGCATAATAAAAGTTATGCACGACCTTTACCTGATGGGTTTGTTGGGCCAACCGTTATAACTAAAGATCAGTACGATGAGCAACCTTACTACAACCCAGAAACAGGCGAATCGTTCTGGGCTCCCAGCGGAGGTTATAATACTCCTCCAGGCTGGGTACAAGGGACTAAAGAAGATTACGAAATTTCAGAGTTGAATGCGAAGAGGGGTATGCCTCCAGGATTTACGGCTTCACCCGGCCCAGCAACGATGGCGTTAGTGCCTTTTTACAATCCAACAACAGGCGAATCTTGGACAGCTCCCAGCGGAGGTTATAGCTCTGCCCCCGGTTGGGTACAAGGGACTAAAGAAGATTACGAAGCATCTTCAGGTGGGGGAACTGATCTTGATCCTAACGCTAAGGCTTTTCCTAATGCACCGATGGGATCTCCTCGCGCTTCGTTAACTAATGCTGGCTTGGCATACTTGAAACGCACTGGACAACCGATACCAGGCGAAGCACCTGCATCTGGAGGAGCTGATCTTGATCCTAACGCTAAGGCTTTTCCTAATGCACCGATGGGATCTCCTCGCGCTTCGTTAACTAATGCTGGCTTGGCATATCTGAAACGCACTGGACAACCGATACCAGGCGAAGCATCTTCAGGTGGAGGAGCTGATCCTGATCCTGACGCTATGGCTTTCCCCGATGCACAGCCGGGAGAACCGGGCTACGGGCTAACTAATTATGGTTTAGGATACATGCGGCGAAAGGGTCAGCAGATACCAGGCGAAGCGCCACCGCCTCAAGCTGATACACCACCACCGACTCCACCCCAAGCTCGTAACTACGGTGTAGACAGAGCAGGCAAACCTTTAACAGAAGCTGCCTATAACTGGATTATTAGCCGAGGCGGGAAAGACTTAAACAATGATGGAAGAATTAATTCGCAAGAACTAGAAGCGTATCACACCGCTCAAGCTGCTCCTCCACCACCGCCACCACCGCCTGTATCTCAAAATCTTTTGGGTGGCCAGATGTACGCCAACCAACCATCAGCAACTGCCAACATGACAACAATGCAAAATCCATATGTCTTTGGTGGATATGGTGCTCCGCCATCAATGCCGTATGCGGGAATGGCTACTCCCCAGATTCCTTCAATCATGGGGATGTCTCCTCAGGCATACTATGGCGGTTCTGCTCAAGTAGGTATGGCTGATCCAACACAAAGAGTGTCGTAGGCTGGTTAAATGGATTCAGTAAATTTAGCAAACTTTATACATGAAAAGATAAAGCAACTTGAAGGCGACAGAGTCGAGTATGTTTCAAGTGGCAATATCAAAGACATGGAGGATTACCGATTCGTAATGGGTGAATTATCTGCGCTTCGCACCCTGCGAGATGAACTTAGGAAAGCGTTGCAAAGTGAAGGAGATTTCGATGAGTGATCTGGCAACAGACATAATCGCAGAACCGTCTTTAAAAGACGCATATGTACCAGAAGAAAGCAAAATTTTAGATCCAACTGTTCTAGATAAATCACTAGTGGAACGGATGCCAACCCCGGTTGGGTGGCGTTTGCTGGTGTTACCTTACAAAGGGAAAGGAAAAACGGATGCCGGTATTCTGTTAACTAAACAGACTACTGACAGAGAAAGTTTAGCGACTGTAGTGGCTTATGTGCTAAAGGTCGGTCCTATTGCGTATCAAGATGAAGGCAAGTTTGCTGGAGAAGCTTGGTGCAAAAAAGGCGATTGGGTGCTAATAGGTAGATATGCAGGTGCTCGTTTTTCTTTAGAGGATGATGCTGAAGTACGAATCATTAATGATGATGAAGTTATTGGCACCATATTAAATCCCAACGATATTAAAGCTTTGTGAGGTAGGTCATGACAGAAGAAACTTTAAGCGATGCTCTCGCTAATTTAAACGATGACAATATAAAAAAAGCTGCTGTTCCAGAGAACATGAGAAAAACTTCTTCTGAAGTTCCTCAGGAAGAGTCTACTTTTATAGAGTTAAGTGATGAAGATGTTGCCGCAGTCTCTCCTATTACTAAAGACGAAGTTCGTGAGGATTTTGACAAAGCTCCTATAGGTGAAGACGAACAAGAGCTAACTGAGGTAGAAAAAAAATCAAGGACAGCCCAGGGCCGAATTAACCAGGCTGTTAAGCAGGCTAAAGATTATCAGCGCAGAGAGCTTCAAGCTTTGCAATACGCCAAACAATTGCAGGAAGACAACAAAAAGTTATCTTCTCAAGTGCAACTCACTAATCAGACAACAGCAGATGAAAATTTAAAAATTTCAAAAAGCTATAAGGATGAGTTTGAAGGCAGAGTAGAAGCAGAGGCGCAATCTGCAAAAGCTTCTTTGACTAAAGCTTATGAGTCTGGCGATCCTGAATCAATGGCTAATGCTCAACAAGCATTAGCTAGGGCAGAATCTGAAAGAAGCTCTCTTGAGCAATATAAGAGAGAATTAGCCCAGTACGAAGTGGATATGCAGGCCTGGAATCACAACCAAGCAAGACAGAGGCAAGCTGATGAAGCTCAGTACCAGCAGCAACAGCAGCGGCCTCAACAACAACCTCAGTATTCTGAGCCTTCTCAAAAGGCTCAAGGGTGGGCAGAAAAGAATGAATGGTTTGGTGTTGATAAGATAATGACAAGCACAGCCATGGTAATACATCAAGAATTAGCTGAGTCTGGAATTGACTTAGAGTCTAATGAATACTATTCTAATTTGGACAATAGATTACGCGAAGAACTTCCAAACAGGTTCAAAGCGGAAAACAACGCAGGAAACAGCGGAAAGCCCGTCCAAACCGTAGTTTCCGGTACGCGCACAACAGGAAATGGACGCAGTCAAAACGACCGTAGAGTTGAGCTTACCCCTAGTGAGCAGGCATTAGCCAAGAAACTAGGTGTTCCGTTCAAGGAATACGCGAAACAAAAAATGAGGTTACAGGCATCATGACAAGCAATAAAACTGCTGGATCGAAGAGAGCCCCAAGGAGTCAAACTGCTAGGGGTAGCAAAACGACTAGGCAACCATGGAAGCCGCCTCAGGCACTAGAAACACCAGAAGCACCGGAAGGTATGCGTTATCGGTGGATAAGAACTCATATTCGTAATGAAGATGACAAAACTAATGTCCATAAAAGATTTCAGGAAGGTTATGAGCCTGTGAATCCATCTGAGGTTGAAGGCTTTGATTTGCCTACAATTGACGAAGGGAAACACGCTGGAACTGTTGGCGTTGGTGGGTTGCTTCTTGCCAAGATACCGGAAGAAACGGCAAACGAAAGAAACGCTTATTACGAGCAGCAGACTGAAAATCAGATGAATGCTGTAGATAATAATCTTATGCGTGAAAGCGATCCTAGAATGCCGATACAACAAGAACGCAAAAGCAAGGTGACGTTTGGTGCTTCTGGTAAAAACGATTAACTTTTGATTGTGTTTATTAAGGAGAACTAAGAAATGGCAAATAAAGATGCCCCTTTTGGACTCCGTTATGTGCGTAACCTGCAGGGAAATTATAACTCTTCAGGTCAATCTCGTTACAGGATAACAACTGCAGATGCGACAAACGCTACTAACATCTACCAAGGCGACATTGTTGCCCAAGGTACTGCTGGTATTGTTACTCGTATTGCGAGAGCCGATGGAGGTAGTGCTACTAGCACTATTATTCTAGGCGTATTTAATGGATGTTTTTATACAGATCCAACTACTAGCAAGCCAACATGGAGCAATTATTGGCCCGGAAACGCGGCCACTGATGCAGTAGCTTTTATTTTCGACAGTCCTATGGATGTGTTTGAAATTCAAGCTGATGCTGCTTTCCCTGTTGCTGACTTGTTTGGTAACTTTGATGTTGTTGATAACAGCGGCACAGGAAGCTCTGATAGCGGTATTTCATACCTCGAGCTTGATGTGTCTACTGGAGCAACAACTGCTGCGTTACCTGTAAAAGCCCTGGATATCTCTCAAGATCCTGAGAATTCAGATGTAAGTACAGCCAACACTAACGTGCTTGTCACCATACAGAATCATCTGTTTGGTCAGAAGCAAGTTGGTTTAGCGTAAAGGGAGGTTGAATAAATGGCAATTTCACGCGCACAACTAGCTAAAGAACTTGAGCCTGGCCTTAACGCCTTGTTTGGCATGGAGTATGATCGTTACGAAAACGAACATGCAGAAATCTTTGACACCGAATCTTCAGATCGTGCATTTGAAGAAGAGGTTTTGATTGTTGGTTTTGGTAATGCTTCTGTTAAAGAAGAAGGCCAAGGCGTTCAATTTGATAGCGCAAGCGAAGGTTTCACGGCTCGTTACACTCACGAAACAGTAGCTCTTGCATTCGCGCTTACTGAGGAAGCCGTAGAGGATAATCTTTACGACCGACTTGGGGCTCGTTATACAAAGGCTCTTGCACGAAGCATGGCTCACACCAAGCAGGTAAAAGCTGCAAACGTATTGAATAATGCGTTTAGCGCAAGCTTTACTGGCGGTGACGGTGTATCTTTGATTAACACCGCACACCCTCTGTCTAATGGTGGAACCATTGCTAACCGGGCTACGACAATGGCAGATCTTAACGAAACGTCATTGGAAAATGCTTTGATCAACATCTCAACTTTTGTTGATGACCGAAACATGATCTTGGCCCTTCGGGGAACCAAGTTGATTGTTCCGCCTCAACTTCAGTTTGTTGCTGATAGGCTGCTTGAAACCCCAGGAAGAGTTGGTACAGCAGATAATGACATCAACGCAATCAAGAACATGGGACTGTTGCCGCAAGGCTACTCAGTTAACCATTTCTTGACAGATACTGATGCATTTTTCCTTATGACTGACTGCCCTGATGGGTTTAAGCACTTTGAAAGAACTCCGATCACCACTTCTATGGAAGGTGATTTCGATACAGGTAATGTTCGCTACAAAGCTAGAGAGCGTTACTCATTCGGATTCAGCAACCCAAGATGTGTCTTCGGATCTCAAGGCGCTTAAAAGGTTTCATGTGAAACCATGGAGGGGGGGTGTAATGCCCCCCTTTTAATTGTAGTATAATGACGCTATGCGTTGGTTCTAGGAGGAACTGTTATGCCTACTCATTTTCGCACTGGTGTTTCTAATCAAGTACCAGGCAATCCTTTATTTGAATTTCCTTACTTAGATCCTTCTAAGTATGTAACTTATTTTAATGATTTTTTCACTTATCATGCTGATGAGTGGACGATCACTACAACTGAAGCTGGAACTGGCAGTGCTACTGAAGCTCTCGAAAGTGGTTCTGGCGGACTGTTATTAATCACTAACGCTGCTGGAGATAACGATTTAGATTTTCTTCAGTTAAAAGGTGAAGCTTTTAAATATGTTTCGACTAAGAACATGTTTTTTAAAGCAAGATTTAAAGTTAGTGACGCTACCCAATCTGATTTTGTTATGGGCCTTGGTATTGCTGATACCTCTCCGCTCGATACAACAGATGGAGTCTTTTTCATAAAAGCTGATGGTGCTGCCACCATGGATTTTCTTGTTGAAAAAGATAACTCTGCAACAACTAATAGTTCAGTTGCTACGATATCTGACGATACGTTTTTAACGGCATCTTTTTTCTATAATGCTAAAGGGGGAAGTTCCAGTTCCGGTAATGGAGCCTTTGAAGTGTTTATAGATGACGCAAAAGTTGCAACTCAAACTACGTTAACAAACGCGCCTGATGATGAAGATCTGACTATTAGCTTTGGTATCCAAAATGGAGCAGCTGCAGCCAAGACAATGACAATTGACTATATTCTGGCAGCAGTTGAGCGATAATTGTAAGAGAGGTAGCTTGCTATGGCCCTTAAAGGTTCAGGTAGTGATGTAACATCCAGCTTTATAACGGCTGCTGCCGCAGATCCTAATGGTATTAGCACCGTTGCTACTATTAGTGGTGCTGCTAATTTAACTATTAATGGTGCATTGGCTGATGGGGGATCCGTTACGATGGATTGCCCCAGGAACGTCACCATATTATCTGCCGCTGATGACTCAGGTATTACGTTTACAGTCACTGGAACAGATGAAAGCGGAACTGCTATAACTGAAGTTATAACAGGCGCTGATTCTACTACTGCAACAGGAAGCAGTTTTTTCCAGACCGTTACCCAGATAGCAACTTCAGGTTCTTCTACAGGTAACGTAAGCGCAGGATCTGGTACAAGTTGTTCTGGTGTTATTTCAGCATCAAGATGCCGGTTGCGTGGTATTTATGTAGTCAATGGAAGCGGTGCTGCAACTATAGTATTCAGAGAAGGGTCTGGCACAGGCACAGTTGTCATGAAATTTGCGACTATTGCAGGAGCAAGTACGAACTCTTACCCTGATGTACCGGATGATGGTCTTTTGTTTAAAGCTGGAGGATATGTAACTTTTACTGCTGTTACAGATCTAACTGCAATGACAACATTCTTTTCTTAAAGGCATTGGCAAATGGCTACATCAGGTAGTAGAGACTTTGAGCCAGATGTTGCGGAATATATTGAGGAAGCATTTGAACGATGTGGCTTAGAATTTCGCACAGGTTATGACGGGGTTACCGCCAGGCGATCCCTTAACCTTCTGTTTGCTGATTGGGCAAACAGAGGACTTAATCAGTGGACGGTTACAAATACATCAACCACATTAACTGAAGCTGATGAATATATTGATTTGAGTGCTTCAACGATTGATGTTCTTGATGTTGTTATTCGTAGGACTGATGGCAGCACAACTACCGATATAGCAATGCAACAAGTAGGTAGATCTGAATACTGGAATATTCCAAACAAATCTACCAAATCGCGTCCTACGCAATGGTTCTTAGATAAACAAATTATTCCTAGATTATATATTTGGCCTGCTGCAGAAAACAGCACTGATCAATTAGTCATTAATAGACTTGTAAGAATCGAAGACGCAGATGCAAGTGTCAATACGGTAGATATGCCTTTTAGATTTTATCCATGTCTTGCTGCGGGATTGGCCTATTACATTGGACTGAAAAGAGCTCCTGACAGGATTCAAGTGCTCAAAGGTATTTACGAAGAAGAGTTTAAAAGAGCATCAGATCAAGACGAAAGCAGAGCTTCTTTTAGAGTCTCCCCTGGTATTGCATCTTCCAGGAGAGCCTGATGGCGTATGCGGCTGGCAAATATGCAATTGCCATATGCGACAGATGTGGCTTTGAAAAAAAATACTCTAAGCTAATAAAAGAATGGACCGGCTTCATGGTCTGTTCTGAATGCTATGAACCAAAGAGCCCACAACTAATCCCCCCTAAACATATTGCAGATCCTGAGGCTTTAAAAAATCCTCGCCCTCAAACAGGCTTAGAAGAGCAAAGAACCATTCAGTGGGGATTTGATCCGGTTGGATTTATGGGAGATGAGGCTTTAACGCCAAATACCCTGCGTGGTAATGGAGAGGTTGGTGAGGTTGAGGTAACCACAACATGAGTTTTACATATGCAACTTTAAAAACAGCGGTCCAAGATTACTGTGAAACAGCAGAAACCACTTTTGTTGCTACGCTTCCAACTTTTATAAAAGAAGCAGAAGAAAGAATACTGAAGAATGTTGAAATTCCAGTATTTAGAAAAAATCAAACTGGGGCGTTAACTTCTGGAACCCCTTACCTAGCAATGCCTGATAAATTTCTTTCGCCATACAGTCTTGCGGTGATATCAAGTAATGTTTATTCGTATCTGCTGCTTAAACATGTTTCTTTTATAAGAGATTACTCTCCCAACCCTGCAACAACTGGGTTGCCAAAGTATTATGCTTTATTTGATGATAATTTTTTTATTCTCGGACCAACCCCGGACGCGCCCGATGGCGAAAACTACACTGTTGAGCTACATTATAAGTTTAGGCCAGACTCGCTGTCTGCCGGTGCAGATAGCGGAACAACCTGGTTATCAATTAACGCGCCAGATGCTTTGCTTTACGGAACCTTAGTAGAAGCAGCAACATTCTTAAAAACACCTGATGAAGTTACTCTTTATCAACAACGATTTGATATGGCGATACAGGCATTGAAGAAGCTTGGAGAAGGATACGGGGCTAGAGATGAATTTAGATATGATATTGCTAAGGGATAGATATGTTTGATATGGAAATAAAAATGTCCCCTGGGGATGTTAATGTTCAGACAACATCTGGAAGAGGGCATACCTCGGAAGAGTTATCGGCAAATGCGGTAGCTAAAATAATTAGCATATCTGACACAGCAGATCCTGTATTGAAACAGCAAGCAGAAGCTTTTCGGGATAGAATGTTCTACGTTATAGTTGATGCTTTAAAACAAGCGATTAAAAGTGACAGGACCACACTTTATAATGAGTTTAAAAAACAAGGCCATGATGATGTGGCTGAAATATTGAGGAAATTATAATGGCTATATCTCAGGCAATGTGTACGTCTTTCAAGAAGGAGCTATTGCAAGGCATACACAACCTTACTAGCGGCAGTGGCGGCGGTACAACTACTACTACGGGATCAGGCAATGCGTTTAAAATTGCCTTGTATACTAGCAGTGCATCTCTTGGTGCTGCCACAACAGCTTATAGTGGCACTAATGAGGCCAGCGGAACTGGGTATAGTGGGGGAGGAAATGCATTAACCAATGTTACACCGACAACTTCCAGCACCACTGCGCTAACAGACTTTGCGGATACAACTTGGTCAAGTTCCAGTGTTACGGCAAGAGGCGCAGTAATTTATAACTCTTCCACCACGGCAGGATCGGCAAATAGAGCCGTTTTAGTACTAAATTTTGGTTCTGATAAAGCTTCATCGAGTGGAGATTTCACTATTACTTTTCCTACCGCTGACGCAAGTAGCGCGATTATTCGGATTGCCTAATGGCAGATGTTAATGTTGTTTTTGAGGGCTGGGACAGTATTACCCAAGGGTGGGGAGATGGCACTTGGGGCAATGATGTAGGATTTACGGCTCTTACAATCGGTCAAGGTAATGTTACGGTAAATGACGGCGGTGGGGTTACAGTATCTGCCTCTGGTGTTACTGGAACCTCAGCCGTTGGCAGCGTTACTATCGGAGAGGGGACAGGGGTTACAGTTACTGTCACCGGGAACTCTGTCACTGCAACCGCAGGTAATACCACAGAAGAGGCTGGCGGCGGTATATCAGTTGGCGTTACTGGGATAGGAGCTACCGGAAGTACATCTTCTGTGCTTATATGGGGCGATGTAGATACTTCACAGACAGTAACTTGGGTTGCAGTTAACACATCACAGACACCAAATTGGACAGATATAGCAGCATAGAGGAATAAACATGGCTACATACGTCAACAACCTACGAGTAAAAGAGATCGCCACCGGGGATGAATCGGGAACGTGGGGAACAAGCACTAATACCAACCTGGAGTTGATAGGTCAGGCGTTAGGCTATGGCACAGAAGGCATTACAACTAATGCTGATACGCATGCCTCTACAGTAGCTGATGGCGCAGCGGATGAGGCGAGAGCAATATACCTAAAGTATACGGGTACTTTAGACTCTGCCTGTACGATTACTATTGGCCCTAACACAATGAAGCGTTTTCAAATTATAGAAAATGCAACGAGCGGTAGCCAAAGTATCATTATAAGCCAAGGCAGTGGAGCAAATGTCACCATAGGTACTGGTGCGGTTAAGGCAGTTTACTTAGACGGTGCTGGCTCTGGAGCCGCAGTATTAGATGCCCTGGTTGATCTTGACTTAACAGGAACAACAACCGCCGCAGCAGTAACTGCTTCTGGTGCGTTAACCGGGGGTACAGTAGTCGCAGGAAGCTCCAGTGCTGGAACAACTGTTTCCGCAGGAGATATAGCTATTAAAAACGGTGGCGCTCAGTCTACTGTTAAGTTCTATTGTGAAAGCAGCAACGCGCACTACGCTCAGATACAAGCCCCCGCTCACTCTGCTTTTTCAGGGAATGTAACACTTACTCTACCTGCAACAACCAGTACGATTGTTGGGGATAGTGCAACTCAAACGCTTACTAATAAAACGCTTACTTCGCCTAAAGTTAATGAAGACGTAGCAGTTACTTCAACAGCCACTGAAATTAACATCCTAGATGGAGTAACGTCTACTACAGCAGAACTAAATTACCTCGACATTACTACGCTGGGATTGACCGCAGCATCAAAAGCTGTAACGGCGGATGCTAATGGTGTGGTAACAAATGACGCTGGTACTTCAGGAGAATACACAGCCGTTACTTCAAGCTCCAATGCAGTGTCCTTAAACTTACGGCTAGGTGATAACTTCAGTCATGATTTAACCGAAGCGACTACTGTTTCTTTTGCTAACCCTGCTGCAAGCGGAAAAGTCAGCACGGCTACGTTGCGGGTTATTCAAGGGTCTACAGCTAGAGCAATTACGTGGCATAGTTCAATCAAGTGGGCTGGTGATACTGCGCCTACGCTCTCAACTGGAGATGATGACGTTGATGTTTTTGTCTTCTACACAGTAGATGCCGGGACGACCTATTACGGCTTTACTGCTGGACAGGACATGTCTTAATGAGTGGTGCCACTAAAATACTGATGGGTAGTGGTGCTGTTGACCTACCAAGCGATGATGAGTTTGATAACGTCAGTTTTCTAAGCCATTTTGATGGCTCTAACAATGGCACCAATAGTGCTTATGACGACGGATCAGCCAGCAACCATACAATAACTACCGCAGGAACTCCCCCTCAAGGAACCTTTAGTCCTTTTGCTAGAGTAGATGGGGAGTGGTCAAATTATTTTGCTCTTGGTGGCGATGCTCTTACATTTACAAATGATGCAACAATGTCGTGGGATGGAGACTTTACAATTGAGTTGTTTTGTAATGTCGGAACTATTGCTACAGAAGGTTCGACTAACCCCTCTCTGCTTCTTATCGGAAGTATACAGCTATATCTAAATGCGACTTCTGGTAGTCCGAACTTTGTCGCGTTGCATGTGGGCGGTGCTGACATTGTCGAAAGCGCGGCTGATTCTATTACAACTGGCGTTTGGCATCACATTGCCATTGTGAGGTCGGGATCAGGCACCAACAATCTAAGTTTGTACCTGAATGGTACAAGGGTTGACCAAGTAACAAACACGGCGACACTAGGCGGATCGTCAGGTACTTCAAGAATTGGTAATTACGCTGATAATCCAGCAGGTGGTATTAATGGGTATATGTCTAATGTGCGTATATTAAAAGGCACTGCCTTGTATTCTGGCTCAAGCATAACGGTTCCAACATCAGCACTTACTGCAATTACAAATACCAAGCTGCTAACTTGTCAATCTAATAGGTTTATAGATAATTCTTCGACAGGTTTTTCTCTTACAGTAGTAGAAACTCCTCGACCAGCCGCTTTTACTCCTATCCTAACCAGCAAGGTATATGACTCAGCGGTCAACGGGGCGGGCGCTTATTTTAATGGCTCCAGTGACTACCTGACCCTTGCATCTTCAGCAGACTTTGGAATGGGTACTGGTAACTTTACTTGGGAAGCGTGGATTTACCAGACATATCGACATGGATCATTGTGGCAGCAGTTATTCTCAACTGACAATTACTCTACTGGGAACAATATCAGCATCTGGCTCACCAGCTCTGGGACTGTTGCTATTTATTATGTAGGCGGCTCGTCTTCTTTTACAACTACCTCATCATTTCCAATAAATACTTGGACGCACATTGCTATTGTTCGCAAAGGAACGGGAACAAACGAGTTTTCAATCTACATTAACGGGGTGGCTGGCATTACAGGGACAATGGGAACAGATTTTCCCGATGATGGAATCACAATTGCACGGCACGGATCTGGTACTACCAATTACTACTATGGGTATATATCAGATTTTAGAATAGTAAAAGGGACAGCGGTATACACTGGCAACTTTACACCACCAACAGCACCGCTCACAGCAGTCACCAACACTAAACTTCTGCTCAACATGGCTGATGGGCAAGCAATTGATAGTGCAGCACAGAATAATATAACGCTAGTTGCTAATGCTGACACCAGCACAACTCAGGCTAAGTTTGGCACAGCTTCTCTAGCTTTAGATGGAACAGGCGACTATGTAACTCTTCCTTATGAATCTTTTGCACCTTTTGGTACAGGCAATTTTACTATTGAGGGCTGGGTATACTTTACAGCTAATGATAACGGTGGCGGTGTTTTTCAACTCAGTAACGGATACCTCAACTCACAAGTCAGAGGGCCAACACTGGGGCTTGATGGGAGTAGTGACAATTGGAGGTGGTACTACGGCACTTCAAGTGCGAGTCACGGAAGTGTCGGGCCAAGCGTAGACACTTGGTATCATTTTGCGTGGGTTAGAAATTCTGGTACATCAAAAGTGTACATTGATGGCACTGAAATATTAACGGCTTCTGACGCAACAAATTATACTGATACTTACTTTACAATCGGTGCTTATTACAACAGCTCTTTGGAGTTAAACGGCTATATTGACGAATTTAGAATCAGCCATATAGCTCGTTACACCAGCAACTTCACCCCCACGACAGAAGTATTCCCGGACAAAGGACAATAATTATGATGAAAATAGCCCAGTTAGATGGCTCAAATATTGGGGATATTGCCGAATGTACAGCTTTGTTTCCCAACACCAGCTTCCCTAAAAGTGGCCCTGACGCAGAGTGGTTAACGCTTAATGAGTGCGCTGAAGTCGTAACATTCCTACCCTTTGATGCTGCTACGCAAAAGAATGAAAGCGTTACGCCATACCTATCAGGTGGCAAGGTCTATACCCGTCGTGTGACTAACATGACTGATGCAGAAAAAGCAGCAGTGGTCACAGCAAATAATGCAACAGCGGCTGTAAATAACAGAGCGCAAAGAGATGCGTTGTTATCGGAGTCTGATTGGATGGTCATTAAATCCCAAGAAACTAGCACGACACTAAACTCTAGCTGGGCGACTTATCGACAGGCGTTACGAGATATTACGGCTCATGAAAACTGGCCTAATTTAACGTCAGCGGCCCAAGATGGAAGTGGTGGGGATTGGCCCGCCGCACCAGAATAGAACGATAGTGGTGGATGAAAACTTTCTATGGTTTGGGAGCTACCATGAAAAAAGTATTTATCTTCGTAGCTGCCCTGGCTATGTTAACTCCTGTGAACCTGTTTGCCGCCCAATCGGGTAACTGTACGGCTGGTACAGAATTCTGTGAAGATAATAACCAGACGACTACTTCGACAGGAACGAATACCAACACCAATACCAACACGAACACCAATACAAATACCAATACAAACGCTAACACCAATACCAACACAAGTACGTCAACGGCTACAAATACTAACGCCAATACCAACACCAACACCAACACAAATACCAACGCTAACACCAACGTCAACACCAATACCAACACGAACACAAATACAAACGCCAACACCAATGTGAACACCAATACCAACACTAATGTGAGCACAAATACCAACGCTAACACCAATACGAACACTAATACCAACGCGAATACCAACACGAATACTAACGTGAATACAAATACCAACGCTAATACAAACACAAACGCTAATACTAATAGTACGACCTATAGTGGGAGCAATACTAATACCAACACCAATACCAACACCAACACCAACACCAACGCTAATACCAATACGAATACAAATAACAGCACCAGCAATAATACAAATAACAATGTAAGTTCGGGCGGTACAAATAACACTAACGCGAATACTAATACGAACAATAGTACTAGCAACAATACAAATAATAATATCAATACCAATAGCAGTACTAACACCAATACCAATACCAATAGCAGTGCTAACACCAACACGAACACTAATGTTAATACTAATAATTCAACGGTAAATTCAACGGCTAATAACAACAACACAAATACAAATACGTCAACTGTTGATCAAAATGTTAATAGTAATAGCGCATCGAATAACACGAATACCAATACTAGTACTTCAGACAGCACATCGAATAATAGCAACACCAATACTAATAAGAGTGAAAGTACGTCAGATAGTAATGTGACAACAAACAACAAGAATGAAAATACTAACAAGAACGAAAATACTAATAAGAACGAAACCAACCAAACAATTAAGCAGGAGATTACAACAAAGGCACCTCCTGCAAGTGCAATAGCGCCCTCCATTGGTGCTAGTTACTCTCAGGATTTATGTACCACGGGCATCAGTGGAGCTTTCCAAGGACAATTATTTGGTTTTGCGGCAGGTAAAAGCGTTAGGGATATGAATTGTGAGCGTATTAAATTATCTAAGACGCTTTATGATATGGGGATGAAAGTTGCGGCAGTGAGTTTGATGTGCCAAGACGAACGAGTTTTTACTTCTATGATGATGGCTGGCACTCCTTGCCCTTATGAAGGAGAAATTGGAGAAGCAGCTCGGCTTGCATGGGAAGACAATATAGCTCAAAGACCCGACAAAAAAGCATACCTCAAGAAGATAACGCCTACTAGAGCAGAAAGGAAAGCAGCAAGACTTAAAGCAAAAGAAAAAGGATGAAAAAACTTCTTTTGCTGCTAGGGATTCTGTTTGCTGCTAATGCAATAGCAGACAATAACAGCGCCTGTTCTAACAGCCAAGATTGCTACAATAGCGGTGTATACATCTATGAGGGTGGTCAAGACCTTGTAGATCTCTATAACATGTCAGGTACTACCAACTTAAACGCTGGTGACGATCAATATTCAAGCCAAGTATCTCTTGGGATGGAATGGAATCGTTGGGGACAAACTTGGTCACATGCCAGAATGTCTACTAATGGGTGTTTAAACCTTAGAAGTGGATCGGCTGGAGGTAATTCAGCTAACTGTTTAGATTTTACACCTCAGTCCTTACCTTACAGAGACTACACCTTATATCCTCTATGGACTGATTTAATCAGGGGTACAGCGTCAGGAGGACAAACCTCTAAGATGTTGTTTAAAGACTTCGGAGACTATGCTGTCTTTGGTTGGTATTACCTAAGAGAGTTTCAAAGAAGTTCAAGCAATAGTTTTGAAGCAATCCTTTACGCCAATAACTCATACGAATTCAGATACAGAGAGTTAGACATTATTAACCATGATGTTGTTATAGGCGAACAAGGGAAACACTCTACTACCCCGGAAGATACCAAAACATTCTTATACTACAATGATGGTCAGAGTGGTTACGTTACAT